AGGAAACCTCTCTCGTCCTTACGATACATTGCACCATTGGCACATACCGCATAGTCTTTGTACATCTCAAAGTTTACCGATTCCTCAAGGATTCGGTTAACTGTAGCCGTTGGATGTTTCTCATCCACGAGGGTTTCTGGGGAGATGTTGTACTGCATAATAAGGTGAGGGTAGAGACTATTAAGGTCAAAGCTAACAACCCAATCATAGACTCCCGGTATCGGTTCCTTGACATAAGCACCTGCAAACTTAGAATCTTTGTCAGACCTGTCCATCTGAGGAACAACAATATTCCTCTTCTTCAAGTAATTATATATGATCGTGTCCCACAATCTGACCTGAAACATGGGATCAACAAAGTTCACCTTAGCGTCAAATGCCATGGTGATCACAAGTTCAATCAGACGGAGTTTGTCCTCCATCCTGTCAACCAGTTCCACGTCAACGATGTTGTAGTCTACGAACTTCTTCCAGTCCTTGGTATAGAAATCTTTGAATGTGTCGAACTCACTGTGGTCCAACTTCTTCTGACCAAGTTCAGTCTCTGCAATGAAGTCCAGTCGATATGACTCACGGTTCACATAGGTGAACTTCTTGTACAACTCCATGAAGTCAAGTGTGGTGACTCCAACGATGTCGAAGATGTTATGTGGACGACCATTGATATACAGTTCACTATGGTTGACCAGTCCCCAGGGAGACAGTTGTCTCAGAGTCTTCAGACCCATGATACGATCAATCCGACCACACATGTACGGGATATCGTACAGACGGCAGTTCCAACCAGTGACGACCTCAGGGGGATCCTGATTCCACCAGTCAATGAAGGCTCTCAACATATCCACTTCTTCTTCATAGTGGTGATATGTGACGTTCTTCTGTGTAGGGGTGTATGGTTTACGTCCCCAGGTTGTAATGTGTTTCGTGTTGTAGTCCTGAATCGAGATGGTCAACATCTCTTCAGAACAGGAGTCTGGTGAGGGGAATCCTTCTTCGGACTTCACCTCAATATCAATCGTGACAAGTTTGATCTTTGACATATCCCACTTGATCTCATCCTGAGGATACCTCTCAGAGATGTATTGATACAGATATCTGTCATTGCCATAGATCTGGAATCCATCAACACCGTCATACTTCTTGAAGAAGTCACGGCATTCACGAACTGTACCAGGTTGAATGGGTTCTACATTCTCACCATCAAGTGTCTTCCACTTCGACTCACGATTGGACTTAACATACAATGTGGGTTGAAACTTCTCTTTGTAAGACACACGTTTTCCGTCTTCGTAACCACGAATTAGAAAATCATTACCAATGACCTGCACATTCGTATAAAACTTCATTCCTTCGTCAGGTCCTCATACTTGTCTACCAGCTTACCATTAGGTACGACGATTGTCAAGATCTTGTCAGAGTGAATCATGAAGGTATTCTGATTCGTCAGGTTGACCAACCAGGGGGAGAGTGTCCCATCTTCATGAACCACAAAGGGTTCAGTCAATTTACAATCGGGTTCTCCCAGTTCTCCACCTACTTCTTCAATCTGAGTCAGGAGATTCAACTTCTCCATCACTAGAAGCCTTACGTTTTCTTTCATAATCTTGAATACTTTGTGTGTACATATCTAGGAGGTCATCAATGGGTTCCATAATACTGACAACCCAATCAGCTACCACAGGAATATGTTGTTCTTTTGCAAGAGGTGCCCATGGTGTGAGACGAAGTTTAAAAGGATGTTGTTTCCTATCCTTCACAGCTTCATTGCCATGAAGTTTGACTGACAGAGGATAGTTGAAGAAGTATCCTACGACCTTCTCACCAACAACCATCTCTTCTACATCAGCAATGACATCTTCACCAGACTTCAATAGTACTACTTTAACCGTCATTTGAATTGTTCCAATCTAACTTTGTTTGCTGCAATAGTGGCATGAAGTTGTTTCACTGCTGCCACAACCTCAGGAGTTTCTTCCCACTCCCAGGTTTCTTCACGACCTTTACTATCGGTCTTCGTGAATGTACGAGTTGCCATATTGTGATAGTATCTCCTATTAGTATAACGCAAAAAAAGGGGAGGGACAACCTGATTCTGACCAGGTGCCCTCCGCGGCGACGATATTCAGATATTATTTAGTCTCTTCTGCTCCTCCCAAGTAGAAACGCTTACGACGGTTCTCAGGGACGACACGGGTCAGAGTGACGACCAACAGACCATTCTCAAAGGTCACATTAGACACTTCAGTGTCTTCAGAGATGGACCAGGAACGGGTGAAGGAACGTGTTGCCAGACCACGATGGACATACTCACGTCCATCTGCGTTGGCCTTCTGACCTACTACAACGAGGTTCCCCTTCTCGGTGTAGACCTGGACCTCTTGGTCCGTGAATCCAGCCAATGCCATCTCAAGTTGAGATTCATCTTCATTGACTTGGACCAGATTGTATGGAGGATATGATTGAGCTTCGACACCAAAGACACGATCGAAGTAATCATCCATTCCAATAGTATTCTTTTGTAGACGATCCATCAATTGATTGATGTTCGCAGAGTTGTAGCGTGTTAGTACGGACATTGTACTCTCCATTAGACGAGTGTGTAAGTTGTGGACTCTTTCGACGACCACATACTAATTATAACAGCAGGCATAAAAAACGGGGTGTTGAACCCCGAACTTTTTATGATTGGTTTTCCGTCTGTTGTTGTTTACGGGCGTTACCAATGTTGTATTTCTGTTCCAATACCCAGTCACTCTTCTCTTTGTAAGGAAGGACTTTGATCTGATTGAGAGGTGCAATATCGATGATAGAGTCTTCAACACACACGTTGATTAGACCCCAGTCAGACAGGAGTTTGGTGATACGATTACGTCTCTGAACATCATTGACGGTCAGATTTGCATACTTGCCGTCAAGGGCAAACAGTTCCTTGAAGTGTACGATGTAGTACTTACCCTGTTTGTGCAGGATGTGACAAGACTGATACAGTTTCTTCTCCTTACGAGAAGCTACACCAATCCTAGTCAATGTTTCACGAACTTTGAGAAAATCATCAGGCTCATTCAGTCTGACCTCAATCATTTTTTCTTGAGACCATTGAACCTGAGGTTCAGTAGTTTGACTCATTTTTTACTCCCACCAGTTTCAAGTCGTTGTTTAATGTATGTAATTTGATCAGGAGTCAGAATCTTCATGACTTGAGATGCTTTCTCATTACTATAACCATAGTAACGTTTTACATAATCAAGATCGGATACTTTATCCTTCCGAATCCAAGGAGAGAATCTCTTCCTTTTTCTCAATATATTTAGATAAAAATTATATTGGAGGTCCTTGTCTAGGAAGTGATACTTATTCATTTCCTGGGCGTACATGACTGCATCCATGTGTCCAGAGAAACAACGATTGATGATATATGGAGGATACTCTTTTGCAAGATGAGGGTCATCTTCAAGGAGATTCTCTTTTGTGAAGTTTAGGGAATTCAACCAATCTTTGAGTTCCATCATCCGAAAAATTAATGTTGATATTATACCTGAAAAGGCATGAGGTTTGTTGTACTGTTTGATGAGTTTTCATTCCGTCAAACAATATCGCTCTATTTCTTTTACTTAATATCTTTTCTCCATCTTTGAATTGAGTCGCACCATCACTATCTTCATTGTAGAGAAGTAGACTATAAATCCCAGGGTTGTCCTCTACTGTCCAGTCCTCATGGTATCCCATCTCAACAGGATCGTCACTTATTCTGATGAACATATTGATCCTAACCCTGTGTACATTGGCACGACTACCTTCACGGTACAATGGTTTTAAGATTGACCTAACGAAAGGTAACTCCTCTGGATAAAGAACATTACCTTCTTCGATAATTGTATGAAGGAATTGAAACTGTTCTTCTCTATCAGCACTAGGATTTAACCTATAAGAAACTTCCCAGTATTTGATCTTTTTGATGTAAGATTCAATCTCTTGAAAGACATCTTCTTCTAGGAAGTTATCAAATACTTTGATATCCATCAACGAATAATAATTTGATGTCCATCTCCATGATGGTAGTGGTGTCCACGATCATATCCATGACTATGACCATGTCCGTGGCTACGTCTATTGTGTCTATGCCAGTGACAATGGCTATACTCATACCCATGCTCATAATGATTATGACAATGCCTATGTTCAAACCGACGATGGTGATGGTGACGAACACGGGGGCCACCAGCATAAATGTGAGTTTCACTTTGGAATGGTTCCCAGAACTCATTCCATGTGATTGCGTTTGCTGGTGAGGAGATCATCATGACTCCACCCAGAGCTAGTAATAGTTTTTTCATTTGAAGTTACACTCCACCATGATTTCAGTAAGACAAGCTAACATATTTATTTCTTGGTCTGCGACGAATCCACTCTGATATTGATATTTCGCAATAATAAGTACAGCGGCAGCGATACCAGGACCATCAAGATGGGAGTAGATTGCATCGTAAACAGAACGAAGAAGTACAGTGGGATCGTTATCAAGATTGTCAACAACCCACTTACGGACAGCCGGGAAGTCCTTTTCTTTGAGTCGTTTGAAGAGGTCATTCGTCTTTACATCCGAAAAACTTGCGAGGATCCCTGAGTCAATTTTACCACCGACCGAATACCTTTGAATTTCGTTGAGTACTCGTCTCCAGTCAGGGAAGTGTTTGTTGATGAGTTCTGCAAGAACTTTTGGGTCATATCCAATAGCTTCTTGATCCAGGATCTGTTGGAGTCTTTTGAAGAACTGACCGGCAAGTTCAACTCTGTCTTTTCCTTTGATGGAGAAGTCGATGACGGCACATCGAGAATGGAGGGGAGATACGATTTTGTTTTTATAGTTACAGGTGAAGATAAATCGGCAGTTGCCAACAAACTCCTCAGTAAACGCCCGTAGGGCGAGTTGTACATCTGGGGTCGTGTTGTCAGCTTCGTCAATGATGATGACTTTGTGTTTAGCAGTTGACGAAAGGCTGACGGTCGAAGC